TCTTTTCATCCGGAACAAGTCCAAGTGAACGCCAGTCAATCGGGTAGTTTACTTGCCCAACGTGCAAAAGCTGTATGCGGGTATCCAGCATGACTTTGAATCCCAATTCCCGTGCATCGTCGCAAAAGAACCAATCCTCGCTCAAATATTCGCGGTTCTTGATTCCGACGCGGAAAAAGTCCCATTGCAATTCGCCGTGGTTGTCGTATTCCAGTTCAGGCCGTTTCATCGCCTCGAAAACGCTGCGATGTATCCGCATGAAGCCCGTTCCTCCGCGCTGGATTTCCTCCAATCCTCCGGTGATCTGGACGCCAGCATCCGGCAACGTGTTAAACACAGGTTCGGGATTTAATCCGACTGTCTTTTTGCAGTAAATCCCGCAAAGGATGTCATGCTCATTTTCGCAAAGGAGGTCTATGTGTCCCTTGTGGGCGATAATATCGGCATCCCAAAACAGCATGAATTCCTTGTCAGTTTTCAGGAACGCCGCTGCCATCGAATTACGGGCGCGAGAAACAAGGCTGTCGGCGCATGTTGCGAGCGTGAATTTTAGTCCGCCAACCGCATGAACCCATCCCTCCATGAATTTCAGTTTTATGTCACCGCCCCCGTTTTCGATGATCGGGAGGAAAAGTGATTTTGTGTCTCTCATATTCAAAAAACAACCCGCTTCGACTTGTGCCGGAGCGGGTTGCGGGACGCTGCGATGACCACCAAGAAATTAACCGACGTATTTGGGTTGCGCGATTAGCGTTGCGCTGACCGTGGCGGCGGGCGTATTCGCTCCCGCAATGGTTCCGATCAGGAACAGGTATTTGTCACAGGCGCGTTGCGCGATGCCGAAAGTGAAACTCTGGTTCGTGTTGTTTGTCACGAAGGTAGTCGCCGCCGTGCCGTTCGGGTAAGCGAATGCGACATTGACCGCGCTGCCGCCATTGCTGTTCGGGCCGGTCTGGAAATAACCGGTGTAAACAGGAGTCGTGCCACTTCCGACTCCGGATTCCACGCGAACGGCAAGGATGCCTTCATAGGTTGAGACATTGATGCCCGCGCTGTTTCCGTTCGCGGTCACGGACTGCGAAGGAAGAACGGTGATGTAACTGAGTTCGGCGGCTGCGTTGAGTGAGGATAACATGGATTAAGCCTTCTGTTGGTTGTTGAATTTCACCGCCTGCTTGTTGCGGATCAGAATCTTTGCATCGTTGTCGTTCAGGTCGAGGCTTTCGCCGGACTTGCGCGGCTTCGCGCCGTTTCCGTCGTTCACGATAATGTTATGAGTCAGTGTGATTTTCATAGGATGTTCGATTACTGCGCTCCGCTGTCGGTGCTGACGATCCACGCGGGAGCATGGCGCAAGGCGATGTCATTGTAGCTCATAACCGTGGTGCGAATCTGTCCAGTGCTGTCTAGACTGAATGGGTTGACCACCACGTCAATACCCGCCCACATTGCATCAATCACCTCGGAAGGAACGCCGAAGTAAACCGCATTAGCGGGTGCGCCGCCGTTGTTGGTTGCGCTGGTCGAAACCTGATTGGTCACGTAGGCCGCATATCCATTGACCTTGTTTTCATCCCATAGGAAGGAAGCGGAATTCACCAAGGCTCCGCTCGCCTTGAGGATCGCTTTCCACTTTCCGCGCACGGATGGACTGGTGATGAATACCGGTTGGCCTGTCTGGTCGGCGTTGGCCGTCGCAAGGTCGGTTTCAAACTCGATCACCTTTGCCCAAGTTGCCGCCGTGCTGAACGTGACGGTTTGGACGCCGGTCGTATTGTAAATTCCAAGCGGTTCACCATTCGCGCCGCTGCCGATCAGGAACGCCAAGTCCTTTTTCAAGGCCATGACGAGGGCGATGTCTCCGCGAACCATCGCCTCAATGGAAAGCGAAGCCTGCGCAAGAAGCTGTTTGTCGTAGGCAGTCTGAGCAACGAGGCGATGCGGGGTAAGACCTACCTGCTGGAAGGTCTGATCGGATTCCGTGACGCTTCCGCCTTCCGGCAACCAATAGGCAGTCGCGCCTCCGCTCTGGCGGGGAATTGCGACGTTGCCCTGCAAACCGGAGAGCATCATCGTTCCGAGCTGGCCGAAAATCTGCTTGTTGCGAAGCAGTTCAATGAGCGAGCCGGCGAGAAGGTCGATACCGACCAATGCGCCAGCCGATGTGAAGTTGCCGGTTGTCAGGTTGCGCTGGCTGAGGCCGTTGATTTCCTGCAAGCTGCGGTTGCTGTAATCCTCCGGAATGAAAAACCCGTTTGGGCTGCGACCGAGTTTCTTTGCGGTTGCGTCGCTGCATTCCTTTTCAAACCCGCTCACGTTACCGGTGATGCAGCGGTCGAGAATCGCTTTGGCGAGCGAGTAACGCTTGAGTTCCTTGGATGACATCCCGATTTCCGGAGAAATGGATTGATCGACCTTGCGAACGCCGTCGAAGCTGTCGAGTGCTTCAGTGCGGAAAACGTCGAAGTCAGCTTCGCCTTCGAGGTGCTTCGCGGCGATGGTCTGCGCGGCCTGCTTCCATTGCGGGTTTTGAAGCGCGTTCACCCATGCGTTGATTTTCGAGCAGCGGGCCTTGAAAGCGGATACGGCTCCTTCCCGTTCTTTGGTAACGTCGATCTGAGGTTTTTCGGGAACTTCGGGCAAGGTTGGTTCAGCCATAGATTTTTTAGAGGTTGGTTGTTTGTGATACTTTTTTAACAAAGTGTCAAATTCTTTTTCAAACTTGACGGTGATTTCTTTCATCTCGACGGTTTCTTCCGTCTCTTTTTTCCAGCGTGGGTTATGGTCTTTTCCAAGACCAACGGTGATATCTGCGGGAATGGTCACCATGCTCGCCTCGTGCGGTGCCCATTTGAATTTGTAAATCGGGATGCCGTCTTTCGCGCCGATGCAAGTCCCCTCGTCCATGATCGCATAACCGACGCTCGAATCTTTCAGGATTCCTTCGTCCATGCGGATGCGATACGATTCCACGTCTGGCGCGGCGGAAACTTTCGACTTCACGTAGCATTTCCCGTCGCGCAGTTCGGGATCGCTCAACGTGCCAAGCTGAATGTCGCGGTTATGATTAAATAACAATGCCGCACCTGCGCGGAGACGGGTTGAGTCCATGCCCTCCGGCGTGTGGTCAAGCACTTCAAAATAATCCTCATCGGCATACCAATCGTATCGCAGATATGGCGTGTCGCTGGAAATGCTCAACTCCATCTCGCCATCGTCGCGCTTGGTCGATGTTCCGGTGCGATAAAGAACGGCGGGGATTTTAAGGGTGCGTGTTTTCATCGTTTATACAGGTTGCGCGGGTCACGATCCTCGATGTCAAGAATCTGGCCTGATACTTTTTTGCGCTTGCCAAATTTATCGCCAATCTTCACTTTTTTCTTTTTGATCGTGCGTGACATTGATTCCGCCTTTTACATCCGGCCTGCCGGTAAAGTCAAATGCTTTCCGTTGCCGTTTGTTTTCGCTGGCGTCTTTCCGGCATCCGGTTTCGCGGCTGTTTCGGGATCATCCTCATCAGTCAATGGCATAGGCGGTTTGACGCTTTCCGCCGTGGTTTCTGTGGTCATTCCAAGTTCCGTAAGGATCATGTTTTCCTCTGCTAATTCAAAAACGATTTCCTCCCAATCGTTGCCGATCATAGCGGTTTCCCGCTGGCGGGAACTGCGCTTGTTTGCAACGCGCATGGCGGATGCGTTTTCCGCTTTCACTTCGTCAACATCGGGAGCACGCGGGCCTTGAAATACCTTTTTGTTGAACTTGTTGAACTTGGCAAACGGCAATGGGATCGCGCCGGTAATCAATCCCATTTCGAGGAAACTTTCAAAGATGGGGTTCTCCGCTTTCTCCTGATCGAATATTTGCAGAAGGTTCACCGTCTCGTTTTTGTCGAGTCGTCCAAGCCGCCCCGCGCTGAAATTGATATTCTCCAAGTCGCTGAACAGCGTATTGTAATCGCCTCCCGGCAATGCGCTGGCGATGCTCTGCCCCTGTCCTTTGCGGAAGCCGGGATAATTCATGCTCGGATGCGTAGGATTGTTCGCCTGATATTTCACACCCCAAGGCAAACCCATCAGCCAATTTGTCGCATCTATGGGAAGTTTCGGAATTCCCTTTCGCGGATCAATAGGCTGCGTGTTTTCGCCGCCTTCTGGGTTAATGTCGCTGTAAAGAAATCCCGTTGTGCAGGCTTCCTTTCGGGCTGCAATCACCTCGTAAATCTCATACATATTCAACTGCCGCGCCTGAGGAATGCTGGCACAAATCCAAGGAGCGGGACGTGTGCTGTCGGCATCAACCGGACGCGCATAATGGATGATTTCATCCGCGCTGATTCGGATATGGAGATTGCCGCTTGAGAAATTGAACGCACCCGGAACGCTGAACTGCCAGTCCATCGGCTGACGTTTGATGAAATAGAAAGCCACAATCGGGCCTAGTCCCCACTCCGTCATCTGGTATTCGATGCCCATGATGACGACATTTCCGTTCGGTAAAACCGTGTTAAAATAACGGTCGCACCATTCGGCATTGATCATCTGCATGGTGAATCCGAATTTGTTGATCTTCGGAATCTTGATCATGCGGATGAAAAAGTCCCCGTCTCGCACGGCGGAAATAAGGCGAAGCTGCCGCATTGTGTTGTAGCTGCGGGTCTGCCGTATATCGCAGTATTCTGCGCGCTGGAATTCCTTCCATGCTTTTTCAACGGTGAAGTTTGCAAACACATCCGGGTTGCCAATTTCGATCATCGCAATGCCGCGTATCACGGAATCCAAGGAACGCTCTGCCAGCGCATCCGCGAGCTTGAAAGCGTTGTATTTCTGCAACTCGTTTCCGGTTTGTTTCGACGCCCATTCACGAACGCGATTGATGCGATGCTCATGCCTCCATAGATGCGCCTTTTCATCGGGCGCATGGACAACACGCGCTTCCGTCTCCGTGATTTTCATACGGAGCATTGTCCCATCGCTGCCGAAAACATTTGCCCAAAGCCCCTCGCGGTATTTCTGGTAAATGGGATTGGCGCGGAACAGGTCACGGCAACGGGAAGTGAGCGCGTAGGACGATTGCCAGATTGCGCTATCCTCCGTCACGAATTCCAACGGCCAATCGCTGTTTGCGTTTCCTA